ACGGTCTTGGTCGGTGGCCAGACGTTCCGTCCAGTAGGCCACAGCACCTGCCAGGGCATCCAGCCGGTCATCCATAGCAAGGGCCCCTCGGTCCTTGGTGATGCGGGACATCTGGTAGAACAGCTGGTACTGATGGGAGGTGGAGGAGATCACAGCACCGACCGTCCCCTCGTAGTCCGCCTTGACCACCTTGGAGTCCACCACCAGCCTGTGCTGGTTCATAACGGGTTCCAGGGTGTCGATGATGCGGCGTTCCTTGTTGGTGGTCGATCGGACCTCATCGAGGGTACAAGGGTACACCTTGGTGAGGATGGGTGTCAGGAGGGAGTTGAACATGCCGTCACCGAAGTTGCTCTCGGTACGGATCCACGTCACCTTGTGCTCCTTGGCGAGGTTACACAGGAACGTGAGGTTCTCCGGTGTGTAGCCCCCGGTGAGACCTCCAGAGGCCCGAAGGAACAACGTACCGTGGATCATGGAGACGATGGCGTAGCCGGTCTCGTTGGAGCCCCGTCCCGAGGGATCGATGAACATGACGGTCCCTTGGTACGGCATCCATGTCCCAAGGATCTCCATGGGGCGGTGATAGCGGTCTCCTTTGAACCCGACACACGGGAGATCCCCGATGACCTGCTGGGGGCCTGATGCCCAGATGACCTTCTCAGGGCCTGTGGTGGAGTCCAGGTCCATCACAATGAGGTCCGAGAGCTTCAACGGGTACTTAAGGGCGTCACTGAGGGTGGTATCCAGCATGAACTGGAGGGCAAACCCTGACTTGCCGTAGGAGGCCTCACGGATCGCTAGGTCCTCATCGGAGAACCGGGAGGGCTCTGTGGACCTGCCAGCCTTCCAGGGCTCTTTGGTGACCTCCTCGAGAATGTTGGGGGCCAGTCGGTCCCCGTATTTGATGATCTCGGTCCTCGATGGGTACTTGGCTGGCCAGATGCAAGCCTTGTACCCACGCTCTTGGAGGATGTTGTAGATCGACATCTCCGTCTGGGGAGTCCCAAGGTAAAGGATACGGCCTCCCGGCTTAATAACGGCATCGAACTCCTTCACCGACTCAGCCAGCTTGTCCCGACCCGTCTGGGTCAGGGAGTTGTTGGGGACCTCGATGTCGTCCGCGATGATGAGGTCAGCCCGTGTTCCGGTGATCTGTCCGGTGATCCCGACGGACTTCAACGAGGGGTCCTTGGATTCCTTGGCGGGGCCCACATCGAACTGGATCTTGGAGTTCCGCTGGTCACCCTCAGGGCGCAATGGGGCCAACAGGTCCCACCCGTATATCAACTGGAGACAGAAGGTGCTGAAGTTGTCCGCAAGGGACTTGCTTGCAGAGACCACTTCGATCTTCTTCTGGGGATCGAGGTACAGGGTGTGAAGGGCGTACCCCACAGTGATCCACGACTTGCCTACCCCTCGAAAGGCCTCCACGATCTGCCGGTCAGGTCCGTGTTGGATCTGATCAGCGATGGCGTATTGGCTCACCGTGGGTGTTGGGAGGTTCAGGTACTTCCACAGGAGGTATAGGAAGTTCCGAAAATCCTTCAACCCAGGATCAGCCACGTAGGCTGGTAGGGCCTTTTGGCCCTTCTTGGAGATCCGTTTGGGGGTAGCAGTGGTGGTTACCATGGTGTGTTGGGTGGGTTATCGGAGGGCAGCTGCGGCATCAGGAGCCGATTCAGCCCCGGCTGCCAGTTCGTGATCCTCGTCGCTGGGGAACGGCAGGATGTCTTTGGCAAGCTCCCGCATGGGTGTCCCCTCGGCAGCGTTGGCGATCACTCCGTTGTCCTTGAGCAACTGACGGGCCACTGAGAGATCCGATGCGGATGCCTCACCGGACCTGATGCGATCGATCAAGGCGGTGGTCATCAGGTTCTGAAGCTCCAGCAGTTGCTCACTTGGGGTTGGTTGTTTACTCTTGGCCATCGGGTTTGCCTTTCCGTTTGACTTTGTAGTACAGCGAGACGCAAGTGAGGAGGAACGAGACAGCCAGTACGGCTACCTTCAGGACCAACTCCACCTGTTGAAGAAACGAGACTCCCACGGATACCCCATTGGCAGCCAGGACTGCGGTGGGGTTCTCCGTGAGTTTGTCTACGCCTGATCGAATGAGTGACCGGATTCCTTGGAACAGCATAGGTGGTGTTCGTTGTTAGCTCAAGACAGGGGGCTCAGGATACGCCGGGGTCATGGATGGATTGAGTTTACGCGCTTTCCCGTGGGCACGGCAGTCATACACATAGGCCGCATAACTCTCCAGCTTGGAGAGCCTCGCTGCCTCTGCTTGTGATGCTGCGCCTTTATCAGCTTTACGGCCCAACTGAACACCTTCAGTCGTCATGTTGAGTTGAGTAATTACCGCCTCCAGAAGATTCTCAAGCGAACCACCAAGAGGAGCAATGATTGCTTGCTGCGTCTCACTGTCGATCAGCTTGTTCGTCTCATCAGACGGGCGACTGACTGACGACCAGGTGCGGGTGGGAACACCACCGACCAGTTGAACGCCAGTGTCTTCAACTCGATGGGTGTACTTATTGACAACCGGCTGGTCTGCCGAAGCGATCTCCTGCCACCCCTTGCGCTGTAGCAGCACAGCAGCAGGTTCCTCTGCCCATCGGGTTTCAATAATACTGCCGTTTTGAATGAGTGCCAAATGTTTCATGTTAGAATGGATAGTCACGACCGTTGCCTGAGTTGTAGAGGTAAGTACGTTCGGCGGCAGATAGTACCGAACCCTTGAAAATGGACAGTGAGTCCACACGTCCACGCATACGAGGCACCCCAGAGTGAAGTGCGCCAACGTAGAACGCGCTGGTTCCTGCGGTGTTTCCAGTTGAATGACTGGAAGTGTTGGCAGTTCCGTTGTTGATCTGAATGCCCAGCTGGTTGTTCACGGAATCATGCCACCAAACCACAAAGTTCCACGTCCCTGTCGTCCACGCTCCGAAGTTTGAGGCCGACACCGAGCCTGAACCGTAGTCTAGCTTGATTGTGTTACCGCTGGACAGAATCGCCATGTTCCACTCGTTTGTGCTTCCTTGCCATTTCGCTAGTGGGTGGTAGTTCTGCCCTGCCGAGCTGGGGAGTGTGTTGAGATACATCCAGCAGCATAGGGTGTAATCAATATCTCCTGTTCTCAGCAGCGTCTCGTCAGCCCTAGAAAGGAAGTCGCTACGCACCGAATTGTCGAACTCTACCGCATTTGTTCCTATTTTCCCAGACCCGTAAGATGGGCTGCTGTTTGCTGTTAGGTTGAGCCCGTTCGTATGAGCGTCCACGCGAGCAGCGGTGGTGCCTGTCTCTTCCATCCTCCAGTGCGCCGTGAGCTTCGCCTTGATGGCTGGCCCCAGCGTTGATGGGATGATGTTAAACCCTGTCAAATGCGAGTTGATTAACATAAGGCTTAGGCGTCGTTCAAAGCGTTAGTTGTGATGTAGAGGCGGACCCCGATCAGCTTGGCACTGACTGCAAGGGTGTCACTTGCATTAGCAACAACTCGGGAGACTTGGAACATCACGGTGTCAAGTGCGGCTGGAGTCCCAGCGATAGTGATCGCGGAGGTCTCCGACGTCTTGTGAACGTCGTTGGCAGTAATAAACGTGTCTGCGACCTGCTGCGCGGTCCCAAACGCAACGTCCATGGCGTCATCATCAGATACCGCCACACCTGCCAAACTCCAGACCACGCCACCAGAGCCACTGGCAGCAGTCCAGAGGAACTCAGCCGTTACCGTGGAGAGGTTCCACGACTTAGGCATGGGCACCAAGAACTGCGCGTACTGCTGAGTTGCCGGGTCGAAGTCCAACGACACCTGCATGATCTTGTTCGTTGAAAGCTCCGTGCTGGCTGCTGTCGCGCCGTTCGTGTCACGGGTCTTCATGGTGCCTGCCGGAATCCCAAGGGTTTGTTTCCCGCAGATAGCGTTCGTGAGACGAGCAGCCGCAATGTCGCCAGAAACAATATCGCTGGCGGCATGGGTATGGCTGGTCGACGCCTTACCAGCGAGGTCAGTCGTCAGGTTTGTGATCTGAGACTGGGACAGAGTCAGAGGATCCGATCCAGCAGCAGCGTGGGACGAAGCATGTGTAGAAGGAGTCCGAGCATCGGTCAGGCGGGTGTCATTTCCCTTTACGACTTCACCGGCAGCAGCGTCACCCGAGGCGGGGACGTTCAACGCAGCCGCAGTCCCAGCGTCCGAGATTGTGGACAGCAACTGCGTACCAGTATGGTTAGCCCTGGAGGTGGCGTCAGTGTTTGGGACATTACTGAGTCCAACATCGGTTTTTGTCAGGGTAACATCGCCTGTCCTCCCGGCAACCGAAGTTACTGCGCTGTCACCCAATTCTGGCAGCAAGGCCACTTTGAGTTTGTTACCGTCTGACGCATCCATTATCAGCACTTTGTCAGCTGCTGAATCCACGGTGACAGTCGTAGCGTAGGTCACTTCGCAGTTTTCCCCCAAGGCGAGCTCGGCTCCCAGATTCAATGCGGAGGAAAATGTGGCAGTACTCCCACTGAGAAGGGAAATGTTGGCAGCTGTGAACGTACCCAACACAGCCTCGATGGCTGCCACGTTCTGCAACGTGTCCCCATTGGAGACCGTGATCGTGGCTCCTTTGAGTGACAGCCCTGTGGTTCCATTCCAATAGGCCAGCCCGTTGTTGGTGATGGTCCCCGACTTGTGGGGTGTGGTGTCATCCACGTAGTTCTTGGTGGCCACATCCTGATCATCCACCGGATCATCCACGTTCACGATGCGAACACTTCCGGCATCGAAATTCACAGGGTCCTTCTGAAGGGAACTCTCGTAGACCTCTTGCCCCACGTAGAAGGCCTGTAGGAGGGCCATATCGAGGTCCGCTGCTGTCAGTGTGGCTCCATCCACAAAGTCCACCAGCGGCTCATCCCGAGGGGTAAACCGGCTGATGACGATCTCCGCACCATCGGCAGGAGTCGAGAGGAACGTCAAGGTGGACACCGAGATGGTGTAGTCGGTGAGTTGTTCCAGCGTCACCCCGTCCAGCTTCACCACAACATGTGACTCAGCAATGAACGGGAACGGGATGGAGTAGGCATCGGTGGCCCCGTTGCCTGTGTAGATTACGTAGGATTCAGCCATAGGTCGTGGTCTAGTTCACCGCAAAGGGCATCGGAAGAAGTTGGTTGACTGTCACTCCTCGACGGAGTGCTGCGTTGTTACGGGTGGAGGTCTCATGGTTGGCCTCCAGCTGTGGGTATTCCTTCATCAAGCGTTCCCAGGCAGCAGCACGGTACCGCGCAACCACCCGCTTGACCTCGGCAACCCGAGGACTCTCAAAGTCCGCTGTGGAGACATCACTGAGTCCTTTGTACTTTGCGGACCCCATGAGGTGCTCAAGGGCCTGCCGGATGGTCTTTCCCCCAACCCGGGTGATCCCTGTGAGTTCACCCCACCGGTCATAGGCGGTCTGCCCTGTGGGCGACTTGTACTTGGTCAGATCGATGTTGCCTGCCACCACGGTGCGCGGAGGGGAGAACCCATAGGACAACTTGGAGAGTTCTTCAAACACACGATCGTTGGTCTTGGTGGTGAACGTGGTGGGAGCCACGAATTCACCGAGGGAGGCCCGAGGGTTGACCACGGGTTCACCGACGAGGTTCCGCTGTGGCTCCACGTACTGGCTGCCATAGGGGACACGCTTCAGGATGCCATCGAGGATCGACCGGCTTTCCTTCATGTAGACATCATCGGTGATCACAGGTGTCAGCTGGGCCATGAAGGATGGCACGTAGGATCCTGCTCGGGCACGCCAGTAGGCTGCCATGCGTCGGTCAGGATTGGACACAGCCTCCAGGATCTGAGACAGACCCGTGAGGTAGGACTTGTTGGTGATGTTCTTGGCAAGAGCCATCATCACCGTAGCACCAATGTCTTCAGCGTCCGCATCAGCAGACTCGTTGACCTTTGTGAGGATACCGTTGTAGGTATCAGCGATCAGTCCAAAGAAGGTAGCGAACGGATCGAGCCTCTGGTAGGACACGTAGGCATCACCGATCTTGAAGCTGTAGGGCCTCCATCCGGTAGCCTCCAGCTGTTTCCGTTCGTATTCGTTGGCAGGACCACCCCCGGTGACCGTCCCAGCCACTGCTGCCATAGCTGCTGCGGTGTAGAACAGGTAGGAGGTGGCGATACGACCGCTGGCCTGTGCTCGGATTAACGGATCCGGCGAGGCCAACTCGGTGACCAACTCGTTACGGAGACGTCGGAACGGGGTAGCGTTCGTGATCACCGACCGCTTGGCCACAAACTCCATAAGGTTGGCCGGAGTGCGAATGAAGGGCATCACAAGACGCCACAGAGGGTGCTGGGTGACCGCACTGTTGATGGTGTGCGAGAGGGTGCCCGGGGTGAGGTCCTTGGTGAACCCTACGTCTCTGGCGTACTCCCGTGCGAACTCCGACAGGCTGGACCTGTTGGGATCGAAGTTCTCTTTGATGTAGTTCTGAATGAAGTCAGCCATCTCGGGCCCCTTGAGGCCACTGTTGAGAGCTTCTTCGTAGGCCTTACGGGCAATACCGGCTTCGCTGTAGCGAGCACCGGAGTCCGTGATGAGCCCTTGGAACTGATCCTCGACCCACTTGGCTGCTTTTGCGCTGTCCTTGGCAAGCTCGGGGCGGGACAAGGCTTCGTTCAACAGTTTGGTCTTGGCGGCTGCACGGTAGTTGATCTGGGCGAAGAATTCATCGGTACCCATGCGGAGCCGTGAAGGGATGTTCACGACCTTACCGATGTAGTCGATGGCTTGGCCGGTGATGGAGTCAGGAGCCACACCAACGAACTCCGAGGTGATAGCCCGCTTCACAGAGCCATAGACCAGAGCTCCGGGCTGTCCCGGTGTTCCTGCCTTGGTAAAGCTCACCGGGGATTCACCAGCGGCATTCCGTGCGAAGTCCATCTGCTTCACCGCATCAGGATCGAGGATGTGCCGGTCTTGCTTGATGGCCTTGAAGGCAGCCTGGGCAGCTTCTTGAAGCTCATTGAACAGGGTGCCGTATGTCTTGATAAAGGTTGCAGCTGCCGTCTTGTCTCCTTGAATCATTGCACCCATGATACCCTCGAAAGGCCTCCAGAGGGTGTTCATGGCGGTTGCTGTAACGTCCACCGCAATGGACGCAGGAGCCGACAGGATGGAGTTCATCCAATACTCGTTGTGGATGCGGAGCACCTTGCCACCGAGGGAGAGCTTGGGGTCCGTTAGGCGAGAAAGGGCTGCGGGGTTGTTACCTGCCGCAAGCACCTTGTCTGCCAACTCGGAGAGACGTTGGGTTCCTTCTTTGCCACCAAGGACCTCATCCATCAACGAGGACAGGTCTGCGATCTCCTTGGTGTTGACCCCTAAGGCACGGAGGCTTCGTCCACTGGAGTTACGAAGGGTACGAAACTGCTGATGGAATTCCTTGGCGATAGCGATGGTCTCAAGGAACTGGACACCTTCGGCCTTGCCTCCGTTACGGAATGCCGCAGCTTTTTGGAACACTTCCTTTTGGAGTTCCACCAGCGTGACCCTGTAGGCCATGATGCGAGCAGCCATGGTGCGTGTGGCTTCCACATCACCCTTAAGAATTCCTTGGGTCATCGATAAGGCAATACTGGAGGCAGGTTGTCCAGTCATTGCTTCAAGTTCAGCGAGACCGTCCTTCATCAACTGGGCATCAGGGATCACGTTGCGTTCCATCGTCTTCTTGATGGACTCAACGAGCACCGTGGTGGACCGAACGACGTCCTCGGATGATTGGATGGTGTTGAAGTTCAGGATCCGTTTGGGGATGGCCCCCATGCGGTCCAAGGTGTCTGGCAGATTCTTCTCGGTGATGTCCTTGGCCAGCGCGGTGAGTTCCTTCTCATCCTCGATGAACTTGGCGATGTTGGCCGCATCGGCAGCGTCCTTGGCTTCCTTCGCAGTTTTGGCAGTAGCGTCGGCAGCTTCTTGGGCTGGATCGATGGGTTTGACGGTATCCACCCCATCCGCCACCTGTTGAGCCGCCGGTGCCTTTACCGACGCTTCGGACTCCTCTTGGAGCCGCTTGGTGGCTGCTTCCAGTTCATCATCCGGTACAGCCTTCCGGCCAGCTTCGATGACCTCATCGACAGTCCTACCGGCATCCTTGGCGATCTTCTCAGCCCGTAGACGCTTCACCCCAAGGAACAGGAGGTCCACCGCACCACCCACCATGATACCCTCGATGGCGTTCTTGAGGCGACCCTCGATCTCCCCGTCATCTTCCTTGGCTGCGAGGAACTCCGTGATTGGGTTCTGGAGAGCCGGTACCTCTTGGATGAGGTTTGACAATCTTGCTTGCTGCCCATCGAAGACCGAGAAGTCCGTAACGGCACCAGCGATGGCCCCTCGGGCTACTGAGGAGCCAGCCACAAACTTTCCCACAGCACCTGCCTTGGAGAGCTTGGCTACCGTGGAGGCCTTCCCAAGCCATCCGGCCACCGGGATGAACCCCACAGCGAACTGAGCGATCCCCTCCACGATCTTCCCGGGGAGGGTCTTGGAGGTCCCAAGGTACCGTTCTTCAGGGAGAGCCCCAAGGGCTAGCAGGTCTCCCAATTCGTAGACACCTTGAAAGGCCCCACGGAACGGGGCTGCCAACACGTCTGTGATCACCGATGGCTCCTCGGTAGGAGTCGCAGGAGCCCCGCCTTGGGCCCTGGCAGGCTGCTGACGGGCTCCAATCTCATCGAAGGATGCGAAGGCCGGGGCGGCCCCCTGAGAGGGCTGTACGGCCTCCGTAGGGGCAGCTGCCGAGGATGGTGCCACGTTGGTTGTGGCGAGGGCATCAAAGGCGAACTGCTGGTCACCGGGGTTGGGTTGGGCCATAGATGGGTCAGTACGGAGGTTGGGTGGTGTGGATTACGGACGGAGGTTCATGTACTCGATTTGCTTCTCGATGAAGAACTCCACTTGGGGCTTGTTGGCCGCATCGATCCCCAGCTGCTGGAGCATGCGGGACATGATGGAATCCTTGTTGGTGGGATCCTTCAGCCAGTTGTCATATGTGGTACGGAGGTTGTTCATGTTAGGGAACAACGGTGCCACGAAGGGCGTGTCTTTGGGGAGTTCCTTGAAGTCGATGCGAATGCCCTCTTCAGTGACACCTCGGACAATCTCCACCGGGGTGTACCCATAGATGGACTTCAGTTGGAAGTAGGTGGTCCGCTGGGTTTCCACTTCCTGCTGACTGAGGGCCACCGGCTGGAGGATGCCGGGGGCACCCACACCAGCACTGACAGCAGTCATGCGGACACCACTTTTGATGGCTTCCACAGTCGTATCAATGCTCCGCTTGATAGAGGCTCGGTTGGCCTCGCTGTACTTCACAGCCTTGGATCGAAGTTCTGGTGTGGAAGCTCCAAGAATCAGTTGTTGAGCTTTCTTGGTGGCTGCCACTATCTTTGGATCGATGTTGAAGACTTGCTCGCTGCTCAGGGGTTGAGCCATGCGGACAGCGGCTTCCTTCTTGCGTTCTTGGATTACACCCATTGCAGCATCGAAGGCCTTGTTGTTCACCCTGGCGTAGACATCCAGCATCCTGTTCCGAATTTCCGCAGTAGTCCCGCCTTTAGCCTTTTCCGCTAGGATCTCCTCTTTTAGGATGCGACGGTAGGAGTCTTCCAGATCGGTTGGAAGTGTCTGGTAAGCCAGTGGATCGAGCTCACCCTCCTTGATTGCAGCCCGTGCCGCATTCAAGATTCCTTGGATGCCTCTATCAACCTGAGGTGCCCGTTCAAACTGGTTAATCTGTACTGCTTGATCAAGCTCCCCAAACAGTCGGGTGGCATCTGCTGGGCTCAATCTGCCTTCATCCTTTGCCATCCTGATTGCAGGCTCTGCGGTTTCAAGGCTCTCTCCGTTACGAATCAGAGCTTGCAGGTTGTAAACCGTGTCTGGATCCGATACAAATTGACGATTCCTTGCGCCACTAAATTGCGTTTCCAATTTTGACCGGAGTCTGGTAAACAAATCAGGCCGGTCCTTTGTCTCCTCGCGGAGTTGTCCAATCATCTGTTTAAGGTTCGTATCAGTCAGCGGCTTACCAGTATCCACTCCCGCTTGAATGATGCCAAGGATGATGCCTTCGGCCTTCTTTTCATACTCATCATCAGCCCGACGCTTTAAGATATTGTCCCGCTCGCTTTTCTGGTACGACAGCCGTGTGACCTCTTGCTCCACTTCATCGAGAGCCAAGTTGATGTCCCCGGCCTGTCCAAAGACTGCCCCATTGTCCGACAATTCAAGGCTCCGCATGGTGGAGATGTACTTCATCGCCTTCATCGGATCCTCATCCACCAGATCGAGAGCTACAGCCTTCACCACGTTGTTCACGTAGAGTTGCTTGTAGTTCTTGACGGTGGGAGCGAGCTTGTTGATGTGGTCCGCAATCTCTTGCTTGGCCCGCACCGCTGCCTCAGTGTCCCCGTTGTTGAGCTTGGAGACGAAGTTCTTAGCCAGCTGGACACCCACGATGGATGCACTCTCACGGGCCTTCTGCTCCACAAGGGCAGTACGCTCCCGTACAGCCTCGGTACGGAACCGCTGCTCCACCTGGGGGATCACTGCGGCTGCCCCCTTCTTGACGTAGAAATTGTCACCCAATCCACCAAAGAATTCCTTGCGGACGTTGGCGATGGCTGTGTCCATGTCCTCCCCGTTGAGAGGGTCCGTGACCTTGGCCATGGTTTCCCGCAGCTTGGCCTCGTAGTCGGTCACCGCCTTGGCTTCTCCGAACTGCTCCTGACCTGCCACGATGAACCACGGGTTGGCTCCCTCGGGGAACATGTTCTGTGCCACCTTCTCAGGGTTCTCGATGGCGTACACAGCACCCGCCTCGGCTCCCTCTTTGGCTGCCTTGTTGATCAAGACTCCACCGAGGTTCTGAATGGCAGGATTGAGACCACTGAGGGCTTCACTCAAACCAGCCAGCGAGGCCCCACCGGCCTGCCGTTGGACTGCCGCCTGCGGTATGTTGACCGCATTGGGCACACGGATGTTACCCGGGTCACCGAGAGGGGCTACTTGGATACGAGCCATAGTGTGGGTGGGAGAAACTAATCAGGGTTGGAAGTATCGTACAGGGAACCACGAGAAGACACGGTGGGCTTCACTGAGGGACCCTTGAGGCTGTTGTAGGTACCAGCTGCGTTGATGGCTCCAGAGCCAATCTGGAGGGCTGTAGTGAGGAACGAGGGGCGACTGATGGGGCTGTTTGTAGCCAGCGACGCATTGTACCCACCCATGCGGGTGGCCTCGATCTGCTGGTTGATACTCAAGTCAGTCAGCTGGGTCTGCCTCTGGATCAATTCCAGCTGCGAGAACTGCTGCCTCTCAAAGTCACCCATGAGGGCATCCACCGACACACCAGTGACACCAGCTTCCGCTGCTCCCACCTTGGCGGTGGCTAGGGCCTCTCTGGCTTGCTTCTGGACCTTCTGGGCTGCTCGGGCTGCTGCCTCCTGCTCCTGGGCCTGCTGGAGCCTTAGGGCCTCTTCCTGCTGCATTGCTGCGGCCTGCTGGGCCTTCGCCATCTGGGACTGATAGTCCTCTTGGGCTGACGCCTGTTGCTGTTGGGCAGCATAGGCGGTACCAGCAGAGGCTGCCGTCAAAGCAAGACCAGCAACGGCTAGGGAGATTGCATCACACATGATGGTGAGTTTTCAGATGAACGAATTCGTAGAACGGGAGAGACTCCACACCCCACGTAGGGTGTAGTGCAATGAAGGAACAACCAAGCCACTTGAGCCACCGGATGTGGTCCTTGTTACGGGCATCCACCACATTGTACAGGATGTCCCTACCATTCCCATGGAGGACATCGAGCCACCAAGCGGACTGTGCAAGGAAGTCCTTGCGGAACGCTTTGACGTCGTTGGTACCCATGGCCCACACGGTACCCACATTGCTCAACGATGGATGGTTGGAGACCCCAAAGATCAGCGATGGCCTCTCTTTGTGAACCACGGTGTAGCACTGGCCATCACTGAGGCAGGCCTTGATACCTTCATTGAGGACTACTTGAGGGTTGTACCAGTCCCCATGGATGGCTGCGATCTCCTTGCGGTCCCCAAAGCGGAGCCTGGGAGCCATCTCCGCATCCCCGTACTCAGACACCCGTATGTAGGTATCCGGTACGTGGATGGGAGGATAGTGGAGCATGGTGGGTTAGCCAGTGAACCGCTGGCTCTTTGAGTTGTAGTTGGCTTCCCAATCAGCACTGACGATGGCCGATGGATACGGAGAGGAGTTCTCGATCTCAATGGTGAGCCCTTGGTTGGCTGCCAAGATCGGGAACCTGAACACCCCAGCACCGAGCCCCTGCTCTCCGATGATGCTCTGAGAGGTGTTGATGACCTGCCCTGTGTACACGTACTCAAAGGTGTCCCGACCGAGGGGAGTAACCTTGACCTTGAAGTACCGGGAGGAGTCAAACACGACGTGCCCACGGATCAGCTGGTATCGCCCTGTGGCAAGGATGGCCCTGCCACCGCTATCCGTACCAGCCTTGAGGGTAGGATTGGACAGTTGGATGGAGGCATCGTAGGTGTTCCCGATCCACACCTCTTGCAAGGTATGATCACCAGAGACCACCACGTTGACCACTCCTTGACTGACCTTTTGCAGCTGGATACCACCTGTGACACCCGCTTGGGGATCATCGAAGCGAGTCACCACTTGAACATCATCACCAGCCCCAATGTCGTAGGGGAGCGTGAAGGTGGTCCGATTGGTGACCGATGAATAGGACCGAGAGACACCTGCGGAGTTCTCGGTGAGACGCCTGTCGAGGAAGATGGTGTAGTCCGAGTTCTCATCCTTGAGCCCCGGCTGGATGTTCATGGACTCCAGGAACAGATCACCATCCCGGGCCAGCACGATGTACAGGACCGAGTTGATGAAGTCCACGTTGACCACGGTGGCCCCACCAAAGGTGAACTTGCACCACGCCGACTGGAGCTTGGAGCCATCCAGTTCAAACCACTTGTACACGTAGAACCCATTGGTCAGACCATCAGCCTGACACACCAGCATGTTCTCGTTGATCGAGACAGCCATCTTGGTGATGGTCCCCTCGATGTACTTGGGGACATGGGCTGTGATCTCAAACCCTTGAAACTGATCAGCCACTGAGCGGGGATCGAGGTAGTACTCGTAGACACCGCTGAAGGACCCACGGTCGAATCCAAAGAAGACTTTCTGACCAGCAGCCACCGGCCTCACGTTGGGCAGGTTGGCGTACTCCGAAGAGGGAGCGATAGAGACCGTCTTGGGTGTGAGAATCTCACCACCCGACAGGGAGAACTGAGTCTGATCGGAGAACATCAACAGCCTGTCCGCAAACGGGAGGGCTGAGTTGAGCTCAGAGACCTTGGTGTGGGTAGAGGCCACATCGATGGGGTCCGAGTCCAACAGAGTGAGGATCGATGTCCTGTAGAAGTTGAAGGGTTCCCCAGCTTCACTCAGGATGGTATTTTCACCAGCCAGTAAACCAAGGCGGTTCTTGTGAAAGAACATGTCTCGGATTTCCTTGGCAATGAACGAGGGGTTGGGATTGGTATCCTCATCCCCCACCTTCCGTTCCCCCCACTGAACCGGCTTCACACTCCAGGTTCCATCCGTGTTCTCCACCAGGGCGTGAGGCATGGTGGTCTCATCGATCTTGTAGGTGATGTTGGGGGCTGCTGCCTCGATCCACACACCGCTGTCGAAGAATTCGTAATCCCCTTGGCCCTTGTTCTCACCCACGAACCTCACGTAGTAGTCGTCTCCGTTCTCATCGGCCAGCCCGAGGATCTTGGTAACGAACCCATGCTTGCAAATCTTGGGGAGGTCCGAGATGGACTCCACCTCATCCTTCACCACACTCATGGCGGTGTTGCTGATCGAGTCACTGACCAGCACCGGAAAGGCTGCCTTGTCGGTCCTGTAGATCAACAGGGTGGACCCACTGCGCTTTACCACCCAAGACGTGTAGCCTTCCACCGAGGCCCCGTTGAGGCCCGTGGTGACGTGTGTGAGGGCGTTGTACAGCTGCTCCGCAATGTA